TAAATAGGAGGCCATTATGGCAATCTCCCCATCAAGTCCACTAACAGGTGGTACTCAACCGGACTTAACCAGTCCTACCTACACCCTGGTGTCAGACTACGGACCCAATGCTCATTCTAAGCAATGGATCGTAACTGCACTCGGCGGCACTCAAACAAACGTAGATGCACATAGTGTATCAAAACCGTTTACTTTGACTGTCGAGCGGCCAGCTAACTTTCGCCAATTAGGCGCAGTTAACCCGGTCACTGGTGTTATCTCAAACGTGCCGAATAATGTTTACACTATTCGTACGCGTAAAGGTGTTGTTCCGCTAAGCGGTCAGAACGCCCGAAACTGCATTATTGAGACACGTATTGTTGTCCCAGCAGGTTCGGATACGGCTGATCTGCCAAACTTGGAGGCAGGTTTGTCTGCACACATCGGATGTTTATCTGATGTGTCAAACGACCTGGGTGAAACCGTTGAAAACGGTTCCATCTAACCTGAGACCACTTTGAAGTATTTAAAAGTAGTCGCAGTAACCTTCTTGTTTATAGTCTGGATTGCCTGCTCGGGTCCTTACCCGACAGACTTTCCTCAACTATTAGCAGATTATAACAAACTACTCGGTATTTAATACCTTGTAGTGCGTTATTCACTTTTACTAAGGAGATTAGGTATATGGGTATTACACCTGTCGCTCTTTACGAGAACCTGGTAAAAGACCTTAGCGATTGTTTCGGAGTTTGCATTTCCGAACCGATCGCACCCGAGGAATCGGGCGTACGTTATGCTGCAAAGGTCCTCCAGACAACGCTTCTTAAGAAGTGCTTGTCAGAGGTAAAACCTGATGCAGATAGTCGTGCTTTAGAGCTCTTTATCGATGCGAATCGACAATGTAAGAGCTGGTCTTTACAGATCGAGACAATGCATGATGAGTATTTAATTGGCGAGTTCAGAAATGAACTCTACAACTTATTCTCTGAGCATTATTTCGATGATCTAACACACCTCATATCCTTGGGGCGTGCAGGTCCAGGCGCATCCGTTGGTGCTCTGGGGACAGACTTCTATACGAAGATGTTCTCGAGCCCGTTAACGTTTACGCATGCTGGCTTACTAGTAAGCTACCGCTCTGCAATTTCTCATCAGTCAACATGGTCTACTGCGGAGAAAATCCGCCATGACTCATTTGGTTCTGATGGTATTGTAGACGGTTCTCGCTTGGCTTTTGTACCAAAACGGAATGACATATCACGTGTCATTTGTATTGAACCCTCGTTGAACATGTATGCTCAACTTGGATATGGGAAGACCTTAGAATCGCTTCTGAAGCGAAACTATGGTATCGACCTTTCAATACAGCCTGACTTTAATCGTGAACTAGCTAAGATCGGAAGTACAAGCAACAAATTGGCCACTATTGACCTTTCTGCTGCTTCAGATTCGATCAGTCTTCATATGCTACGGGAGTTTCTTCCACGCCACGTTGTGGCAGTGTTGGAATCTCTTCGTTGCAAGAAGACACAGCTTCCGGATGGAAGCTGGCTAGGCTTAGATATGATCAGCTCTATGGGAAATGGTTTTACCTTCCCATTAGAAACGATTATATTTTCAGCTGTCGTATCTGCTGTTTACCGCCTTAACGATAGGCAACGGAAAAGATCCCGTATACTATCTAGAGGTGGTATTGTTCTTGGAAACGCTGGAGTCTTTGGGGACGATATAATATGTGATGCCGACTTGGCACCGCAAGTTATACGTCTCCTTAAACTCCTGGGTTTTAAGACCAATGCAGATAAGACCTTCATAGAAGGTCCGTTCCGTGAGAGTTGTGGAGCTGATTTCTTTGATGGGTACCCTGTAAGGGGTATCTATATTAAGGATCTCAGCACACCCAATTCTCGGTATGTAGCTTTCAATCGTTTAATGGACTGGTCGGCGGAACATTCTGTTCCTCTTCCCAGGACCCTAAAACTTCTTGGCAAATCATGTCAAAAGGTTCTAGTTCCATTATTTGAAAACGATGATGCAGGTTTTCGAGTTCCACTCGAATATTTGCACAAAAAGAAGTACTGCAAGCGACGTTTTGCTTACATGTACAAACCTTTTGTAGTCAGATCCCCTAGACTTCGTGTCGAAGAATCTGCTGTCATCGCTCCGAAGCGGAAGCAAAAACGTACCTTCAATTACGAGGGTTTAGTTATTGCAATGCTCGGAGGCTACATGGTAAATCACAAAATTGGTATCCGTACCAACCATGTGTTCTACCAGAGAGGCCGTAGGATCACAAGTTGCTG